AATACAGTTATGTTTGCAGCAGCCGTGGGCTGTAAGAAAGAGCAGCCAGATAACTGGAAGGCTAGACTCGAAGAAATCAACAGTAAGTATTGCACTCCTTCCCTGCCAGCTTCAGAGATCGTAACGATTCAGAGCCAGCATGAGAAGAAGGAGTATGGATTCCCGTGTGATCAGGAGCCACTTAAAAGTTTTTGCAACAAGACACTTTGCAAAACAAAGAAGTTTGGTATCGGCAGTCATGTATCGAACATGGATGTGTCGGGTTTGTGTGTTGTTAAGTCAGAGCCGCCTGTGTGGTTTTGTGATGTAGCTGGGCAACGTGTCGAGCTAACGACTGATGACTTGCAGACACCACAAAGATTTCAAAAAGCCTGCATGGAACAGATCCGCAAGATGCCACCGCTGATGAAGATGGATGCGTGGCAACAGATAGTTTCTATGATGATGGAAGACATGAGCGAAATCGAGGTTCCAGAAGAGCTAACCTACAAGGGTCAGTTCATGGATCTACTTGAAGGATTTTGTGATGGCAGGGTGCAGGCTCAGTCAGCAGAAGAGATCACTCTTGGTAAACCATACACTGATGATGAAGACAACATGACGTACTTCAAGATAGAGGCACTGATAAAGTTTCTTCGGAACAACAAGTTCGAGACATACAGTCGTGGACAGATACAAGAGCGTTTGAAAGAACTAAATGCTGGTGGTGCGGCTAATGGTCAGAGAAGGTTTAAGACCACAAAAGGGGATAGTAAGCCTCTTCGTGTGTGGTGGGTTCCTGCGTTCAATAGAGAGGTCCAAGTTCCGGGGATCGAGGTCCAAGGTGATGAGGTGCCGTTCTAATGGAAACAACTATCTTCGGACCCCCGGGCACGGGCAAGACAACACGGTTGATTGAGATCGTACAACAGGAACTGGACAGTGGCACTAGACCAGAGTCTATAGCATTTGTTTCGTTCAGTCGTAAGGCGGCAGAAGAAGCTCGAGAGAGGGCCGCATCAAAGCTGAACATGGATGTAGATCAGATGATCTGGTTTCGCACACTACATAGCTTTGCGTTTCAGGTGTTGGGGCTACAGGTTAAGCAGGTATTGAGCGGTAAGGACTATTCTAAGATAGGTAAATTACTGGGGCTTGAGTTCACATCCAACTCATCTGCAACGATGGCTGAAGGTATTTTGTTTAGACCCGGCAAAAGTGGTGATGCGTACCTTTCTATAATTCAAATGGCACGGGTTCGAGGGGTGAGCATCGAGCAACAGTTCAACGAGGTGGCTGATCGTAGGCTGCACTACCAGCAACTCAAGCTGGTGGATGAGGTGTTTCGTGATTATAAAAAAGAGACAGGCAAGGTAGACTTTGTAGACATGATCGAGAACTTTATCGAGCAGGGCGAGTGTCCGCTACTCGATGTCTTGATTGTGGACGAAGCACAGGATCTTGTCCCGCTTCAGTGGCGTATGGTGCATGAAGTAATGAAGCCCAATGCCAAGCGCATATACTACGCTGGAGATGATGATCAGTGCATCTATTCTTGGATGGGTGTGAACGTAAGAGATTTCTTGGGGGCATGCGATAATAAGATAGTATTAGATAAATCATATCGTCTCCCCATATCTATACATAAAGAAGCAGATAACTTAGTTAAGCGCCTGCAAACGAGGCAAGAAAAAACTTGGTCAAGCACTAAAGAAACTGGAAGTATAGTCTGGCATCGTGATATCATGGATGTGGACATAACAACTGGTGAGTGGCTAATCCTTGCTCGTACCAATTACATCGCCAACAGAATCGCAAGTGACCTCAAAGAACAAGGGTTCCTGTACTGGCGTGAAGGTTCCGGTTGGTCCATTTCTCCAAATGTATTAACAGGTATCGAGGTATGGTTAAAACTATGCAAGGATCAGGAACTGTCTGCACAAGAGTTGAAGAAGCTGTCCACCTTATTAACGCCAGCCATAATTACAAAGGCTGGCAAGAAAGTCCTCGCAAACTTAGACCCCGAACAAACTTACAGGCTAACCGATATTCAGAGCCAGTGCTCCCTGTCAGCAACGAAGGAGACACCGTGGTACGAAGTGCTGCGAGTGAGCGAGACGGAGAGAATATATATTACATCAGTACGTCGTATGGGCGAGTCTATTTTGACTGGGACCCCGAGGATCAAGATATCGACGATTCACAAAGCAAAAGGTGGCGAGGCGGATAACGTCGCTCTATTACTAGACTCATCCAGAGCATGCGCTGAAAGCCTTGATCAGGACTCCGAAGTTCGGACGTTCTACGTCGGGCTGACTCGTGCTCGTAAGTCACTACATATTATTGAATCACAATCACACTATGGATTTCCGCTATGAAAACACGAGAAGACTTTCTTAATAAAGCCGAAGAGCTAATCAACGGTCCGAGGGCCAAGGAGTATGGACCAGCTAAGTTCAACCATGAGCGCATAGCAACCATATGGAGTGTTGTGCTGGGTAGGTGCATAACACCAGAGCAGGTAGTCGCTTGCATGATTGGATTAAAACTGGCTAGATTAGCTGAAGACATGTCTAAGGATGACTCATGGGTAGATATCATAGGTTATGCCGCACTTGGAGGAGAGATTGTAAATGACTGCGATGATAGCTGATGGCTTTGATAACGCTATAATTGGTATAGCTGAAAGATGCGGGGACGATAACGTCTTGGCATATGATGCTGCGAAATGTATTGAGATCCTTGTAGAAGAACATGACATGACTCACGAGGAAGCAGTGGAATACTTTTCGTTTAACGTATCCGGTGCTTATGTAGGTAAAGGAACACCTATATTTGTGTGGACACAACACCCCATAGATGCTTTGGAGCGGATAGATGAAGACTGATTTATTTGATGAAGAAGAAGAGTGGGCACCTCCGTCGTCACTGCCTGACCTTACAAACTGTGAGCGCATAGCGATTGACTTGGAAACCAGAGATCCAAATCTGACTACACTGGGACCGGGATGGTGTAGGAACGATGGCTACGTCATTGGTTTTGCTGTAGCGGCAGGAGACTTCGTTGGTTACTTTCCTATCCGCCACGAGGCTGGTGGAAATATGCCGGAAAAGATTGTTATCAACTGGTTAAAGAAGCAGCTTGAAACACCGAACATTGAGAAGGTTATGCATAACGCTATGTATGATCTTGGTTGGCTACGGTGGGCTGGCATAGAGGTGCAGGGTAAAATCATTGACACAATGATTGCAGCGCCACTACTGAACGAGAACCGCAGATTTTATAACTTGAACTCGTTAGCCGGTGAGTATCTCGGTGAGTGGAAGAACGAAAAGATGCTTCGTTCCGCTGCTGAAATGCATGGTGTTGATGCCAAGTCTGGTATGTGGCAGTTGCATGCTAACTTCGTTGGAAGATATGCGGAGCAAGATGCTGCGGTAACCCTGCGTCTGTGGGACAGGTTGCGTTCTGATATTGTCAAGGATGAAGTTAGTGGCATCTTTGAATTAGAGTCCAGTCTTCTGCCATGCCTGTTAGACATGAAGACTAAAGGCGTTAGGGTTGACATAGACAAAGCTGAATTAGTCAAGAAAGATTTAAAGAAACGAGAGGATGTTTTACTTAAACAAATAAAGGAAGAGACAGGGGTCGCTGTCTCCCCTTGGGAAGCTGCATCTATAGCACGAGCGTTCGACTCTCTTGGGATCTCGTACAAAAGGACAAAAAATACGGATGCTCCCTCCTTTACAAAACAGTTTCTTGTGAACCACCCTCACCCAATTGCACAGAAGATTGTGAAGTTGCGTGAATTTAACAAGGCAAATACTACCTTTGTTGAGACAATCCTTGAACATTCGTGTAATGGTCGCATTCATTGTGATTTTAATCCTCTTCGTTCGGATGAGGGCGGCACGGTAACGGGTAGGTTTTCATCCAGCAACCCGAACTTACAACAGATCCCGGCGAGAGATCCAGAGATTAAATCTTTAATCCGTGGCCTGTTCCTGCCAGAAGAAGGCATGAAGTGGGGCAGCTTTGACTATGCTTCTCAAGAGCCTCGATGGTTAGCGCATTACTGCGCTCAACTGACCGGGGTAAATCGTCATCCTCAAATTGATACTGTAGTTGAAATGTATAAAGAGGGAAACGCTGACTTCCACCAGATGGTAGCAGACCTTGCTGAGATAACCCGTAAGGAGGCCAAGACTGTAAACCTCGGGATCATGTACGGTATGGGGCGCAAGAAGCTGGCTGGTGTGATGGACATCGAGGAAGAAGAAGCCAAGACCTTGCTTGAAAAGTACCATGAGAGGGTGCCTTTTGTGAAAGGTATTGCAGATCTAGCAGCCGGGACAGCAGCTACCAACGGTGCTATCAGAACATGGCTTGGTCGCAAGTGCAGGTTTGATATGTGGGAGCCTAAGTCTTTCGGCTACAACAAAGCTATGAAGCTCGAGGAAGCTGCCAAGGAGTACGGTGGCAAGGGCATGATACGTCGTGCTTTTACATACAAGGCGCTGAACAAACTAATCCAAGGTTCGAGCGCCGACCAGACAAAGAAAGCGATGGTGGACTGTTATAAGGAGGGCCTGCTTCCTATGTTAACCGTACATGATGAGCTTTGTTTTAGCATCGAATCTAAAGAGCAGGCAGATAGGATAGTTGATATTATGGAAAATTGTATCCCGAAACTTAACGTACCATTTGAAGTTGACATGGCTTTAGTGGATAACTGGGGGGAAGTAGAATAATGTTTGAAGCAATGATATTAGTGTGTCTGGTTGTTAATACATCAGACTGTAAGGTATTCGAGGATACTCGAGGTCCGTATGAAACTATCGGTCAGTGCAATGATCGGGCAGCAGAGATGACCGTCGAAGTAATGAACGACTCTAAGCTGGAACAATTTGTAGTTAGCGGAGCTAGGTGCGACAAGATTTCTGGTCTGAAGACGTAACTGAACATGTCTCACCCTGACAACAGTCGTCGATCACTGCTTTACAGTAGGCACACTGCCCATGACCATGCACTTGGATCACTTTTAGCGGTGCTTGACACCTCGGACAGCGATTCTGAGAGACTTGAGGGTGTATTGGTACGTTCATTAATCACGAGCTCCACGAGAATCGATGTTTTTATATAGTAAACACAGTGACTTAGCAATGCTGCTGATTAGCCTCTGGTTCCTTAGTTTTATGCTGGGGTTAGTTTTTGGTTAGTTTTACTCTATTATTTTTACAATGTAGCTAGTGCCATCTGCATTTTTTGATACCTCAACGGTTTTGTTTTCGCATGAGTACCTGACGGACTGACTCTTCTTGTACAAATTTCTCTCAATAGTGCGCTTGGCTTTAAGACATTTGGATATCTTTTCGTAGGCGGTGTGTTCAGCTACATCACCGCCCATATATAGTATGAGAGTTATGGTTTTAATGATTTCCATTTCTCATCTTCTCCAAGTTTTCTTCTAATGCATTTAAACGCTTTTCGTAAAACTCTAGTGTTAGCTTCTGCTGCTGGTCATATGGGGCTTTGCCCTCATCTATCTGTGCGGACAAATCATCCAACTGATTCGACAGATGTTCTATCAGCATAAACTGTTCCGAATCGGCTGGCAGTGACCCCATCTCACCTCGGGGCCACTTGATGCGAAACTCGGTGTTTTGACCTAAGTCAGCTTCCATCATGGTGATGTTGGTTTCTATCTGATTTAGCCTCTCTATGATACCAAAATATGCCCATGTCGCTACGCTTGCCGCAGCCACCATGCTTATGATGTTGCGTAGGGGTAGAGCGACCTCTGTGTTTTCGTTCAGCTTCGTAGCCATTGTTACTAAGCTAGATCACGAATCCGCTTAACCAAACGCTTGGCCCGGTTCGGAACCTGATCATGCCACCTCGAATCGACCATCTCGTCTGCGGCCTTATTCCAGTCCCGGGCATCAACTCCAGCCTTCATGCCTTTGAACTTGGATAGGCGAGGCCGACCCATATTAAACATCATATTGCAAATAACTAATTGTGCCTCTTCGGGCAGATCATCGAAGTCATCGTACAATACTTTGCATTCGTCGATGGTCACAGCCACATCCAAGTTGAATGCTTTACGCACTCGCTCTTCAGATACTTCTGTACCGATAGGTTCACCAAACTCTGGATCGGACTCAGTAATCAAATGTCCAATTCCGAAAGTTGGCAGATTTAGATGGTCTAAATATATCTCGTACTTGCAGCCTTCGTCGTCTGCAAGCTCTTGTCTTAATTGATCTTTGTTCATACTACACCTCTTAATCTCTGTGCTAACATCTGATCTCTTGGGTCAGGAAGCGTGATTGGATTTGCACTAGCTAAATTTGTTGCGGGACCCACCGAAGGGGCTATAGTGGGTCCCGCTTGCGCTACCCCGGGAGGAGCCAAGGTTGCAGCAACTTGTTGTGGTTGTTGTACTGGTTGTGCTTGTGACACAGGGCCGAGGTTCGAGGTACTAGGTTCTTCTCGTGGATCATCCACTTCAGGATCCTCGGCAACAGTATACTTTCTGTCGTACTGCTCATCAATGTAAGAATCAAGAACATTCATTGCTTCATCTAGCTTATCAAAGTTATCGTTTTCGTCGATGTTCTTTTTCATCTCGTCGGAAAGCTTCATTGGGATATACTCGCCATCCATAATCTCACCAATGTCTCCGACTTTAGCTTTTTCCAATGCCTCTTCAATAGCTATATCATCAAGCCCAGCAGTTCTCATATCTAGTACGACATTACGCATATTATTGTATGCCCTAAATCTAGCCTCGTTCGCAGACTTATACGCATTAACAATATCAGAAGCTCTTACATTCTTTTGTCTTGCCACGCTGTTTAGAATACCCTGAGATCTACTTCTAGATTTTCCAAATTCATATCCTTTAAACATAAGCCCCGTAGATACGTCTAACGGATTTTCAACAATTCCAGACAACGCCCCCGCTACTTCTTTCGAGTAGTCAACTTCAAGTCCTTGGCGATCCTTTGCTGAAATGTCTGTTAACCCTTCTGCGTCCATTGCCGCCACAAGTCCTCGAATTGAATCACTAGGTGCAACAGTTATAGGGAGTGCTTCAAAGCTTGTGGTGCCTTTAAGTTTACCCGGAAAAGCACTAGGGAGAAGAGTATTAAACACATGAGCGAAACTTTTAGACGTAATTTCTCCCCACGACTCTTCTTGGTTATATACTGAAACTCCTGACTCTCTTTTGCCTCCCCTAACAGTCACATCAGTCAAAGCTTCCATCATCATTGACTCGCCTAAGAATGGAGTAAAGAATTCTTCTAGCGCACCATAAGTGCCAAGAGCCATAGAGGTGCCTATGTCTTTTCCTTTTCTTTGGTTGGCTTCAAAGTCGTTTAGCGCTGCTTGGGCTATTTTGCCAACAAGATCATACGGGTTTGAATAGCTGTAGTTTACATACTTAATTCTTCCATGCTCATCCCTACCTGTTGGGATTAACAAGGCATTCTTTTCCCATTCTGGCACTAGGGATCGTTTAAGCGCAGCCATTTGCTCATCAGTGATGCCTGTGACTTCTTGTGCCATCGTGTATAAAGCAGTTGGAGCAGCGTATGTTGTGCCGATTATACCAGTCATCCTACGCACACCAATCTTCTGTATTTCTGCGCTGTTAGATGCCATCTCTTCTAAAGCTCTGGCTATACTGTTTGTTCCAGTACGAACAATCTCCGCTGGAAAAGCGATAAAGTTACCAGTTGGTAAGCCTCGAAGCTGTTTAATTATTTTTGGAGCAAGGTTGTAGTTTGGCACGGTGTCGCGAACAATTCGTGCAGCTTCTTCTTTAAACAAAGTTTCAACAGTCTGTCCTTCACGAAGACCACGACCTTTGCTCAGAAAATCTATCTGTTCGTCTACCGGAGCCTTACTTAAAGCATTTTTTAATTTGTTTAGTTCAAAAGTATAGTTGTATATTTTCCAGATGTTATCACCACCTTGGTAAAGATTCTCTGCAAACTTTCCAGCTTTCCCCGCAGTATTTAGAACTTTTCCAAACCCCTTAAACTGATTGTCAGTCCATTTGCTGCCAAAGTTTCTCTGCTGTTTTGCTCCAACACCCACGCCCTGAGATATTAAGCTTTTAATTTCTTTAAGCTCCGCTTGTGACCCGATAACCCCAAGTCGTTGCAACTCTGCCAATTGTTCAGCAGCTTGTTTTTCAGGAAGTTTTCTAATGTCGTTAAACACAAGTCGAATTGACTCTTCTAAGTTCGCACCTCTTCCTATGTTCCCTTGCATAGCTGCAAACAAACTAGCTGTTGTTACGTTTCTTATCTGTGTTGTGGGAGCAAGTACTGTCTTAGCATACTGTGACGCACCTTTTGCTTTTAGAAAACCGCCGTATGCATACCTAATTACATTAGGTATGACACCATCATCCGCAAGAACAAGGCGGGTCATGTCGTTGTAAATGGCTTGAGGCACAGCAAAACCCTCGAGAGAACCCCATGTTGAATTAAGAAGAGGATTGGATTTTTTAGTGCTTGCTGCTGCGGTTTCGGCAGATTCTCCTAGTATTACATAACCTTGTCGTTTAAGGTTTGCTAGGGCATTTTTATCGCCGCTTATACCTTCTTCGTCAATATTTCTGAATAGTTTAGCTATGCCCGGATTCTTTTTTATTATCTTTCCTTTTGCATCCGTAGTCGTTTCTGTAGCCAATTGTCGGATCCTTCCGAAGTACTTATCTACAGCCTTAAACTGAGCAATATCAGAAACTGTTCCTAAAAACTGTTCTTTAGGATCTTTTATCTCACCAAGTAGTGCTCTCTGATAATCTTTAATATTAGTTCTACTTAGAAACAATTTTGGATCAACTTTTAACTCTTGAGTCCTACCTGAAAAACCAAAAAAACTACCGGGCATGGCTTTGGTTCTTCTGTTTTTTAAAGTTTTACGACCCAAAAAATTTTCAGCAGCTAAACGTGCTTGTTTGTCGGTGGGATTCTTTTTTGTTAGTACATACTTGCCTTTTTCATTCTTCATAATGCCTAGATTTTTTTCTGTAAACATAGGCTTGCCATTGTCTTTTTTGTATAAGGGACTGGCAGAGTTTTCTGCTTGCTTTAGTATCTTTACTAACTCGTGAAGTGTGTCAGATTTATTCTTTTTAAAACCTTCTATACCAATAGCAAGATTTTCGTCGCTAACCTTATACTTAGCATCCTCAAATGCACGATATCTACGTCTAAGGTATGAGTTTAAGTTTCTGTTAATTGCTTCTCTTGCAGACTGTCCTAACGATTTTTGGGCATCTTTTGGAGTTATGTTGTCAAGCTTTTTAATAAAGTCACTGTCAAGAAGGTCTTTAGAGAGGTTGTCTACTTGCTGCCGCATAGCAGAAACATCTGATTTAGCCCAGTCAGGTAGGTTTTGAAAAGCAGTTGTTCTTGCTTCCTTTGTCGGAGCGGTCATAAAATCTTCGACTTTATTGAAAAAACTTTGACGAGCTAGATCTGTGTCATCTGCTCCTTTGGATGCGTACTTGGAAAGAACCTTATCATTCAAATTTTTTTCAATTCGATTTAAAGTATTAGTGGCTGTCTTTATCTCAGCCTCGGTCATTCCTTCAACTAACGCCCGAACTTCAGCGGCTTCCTCTGGTAAATATCCTCTGTATCGTAAACTAGATAAAAGATCAGCTAAAAAAGCTTTAGGTCCAGTTAAGTCTTGACCCACTGCTCTAGCGGCCTCAAGTTCATCAAAGTAA